CCCCAAGTTGTTTTACCTTTTACAAATCTTTGAACATTGATGTGATTTAAAGGTACTGTTCCTTGTGATACAGTTACAGCTCCTACACCTTTCATAATGTAAGCAGGGAATCCATCTACAAAACAGATAAATCTATTCTTTTGTTTTGGTTCGAAAGCTGTGAAAAATATTTCGTTTGGGTTTAATACTGCCATTTTATTTTTTTATTTTATTATAAATATTCTACTTTTAAATTTTTACGCTGGGAATGTTGCTCCAGTTGGTAATATATTGAAATCTAATAATATAAATTCAGCTGTTTTAGTTGGTTGTAAGAAAATTTGTCCTATTAACTCATTTCTATCTATAACATCTGGGGTATTATTAGTTTCATCCATTACTACTTTAAAAGCGTATAATCCTTGTCTTTGTTGAACACTTTCTAAATATGGATTTACTTGTGTTAAGAAATTTTGTCTTGTAGCAATTGTATTTTGTTCAAATACTAAATTATCTGCTATTTGAGAAATATATCCTTTTAATGCAATTAACAATCTACGTACATTTACTCTATCAAGTGCTGAAGCTGCCTTTTGTAATGTTTTCTGACCAAATACTACAACTCCTTGTTGTGGGAATGTTGCAATTGGATTAACATTAGCTTCATATAAGGTATCTCTATTTGTAGCTGTTAATTTTCTTTCAGCTCTTACTACATTTAAACCTCCTCTAGTAATACCTGCTGGTGCAAACCATGGATCACTTGAAGCATCTGTAAACGCATATACCCCTGGTATCATAGTTGAAGCTGGTACAAATACTAATAATCCTGTATTAGGATCAACTGTTTGTACCCAAGGCCAATATGCAGCAGCATAACTTGAGTCTGGTCCTGAAGCTTGGTTAGTTACTGTTGAAATTGGAGTATTATAACGAACTAAATCCATTACGTAAATAGCATCTCCTCTTGAAATTGTATTATTTTTAACAGCATTAACTTGAGTTGAAGCATCTTGTAAAGTTAAACCTGGGGTTGCTATTACATTATATTGATAATCATCTTGATTAGCTAATAAAGCAATGGCACTTGTATAATCACTTCCTACTAATCCTTGTGTATCTTTATCACCAACACCACCATTTCCTATATTTTGGTAAAAATTAGCAGCTCTACCAACTGGGATATTTGAACCAACAGCACCATCGAATGAACCTGATGATACAGATGGAAGGGACCCTGTAAATTGGTCTTTTGCATTTCCATCATTATCAAAATAATGTGGGGTATTATAATTTACTTGTTTTACTCTTACATAACTAGAAATATTAGGATAAGATCCTGATTCTTGTAAAAATGTATCAGCACCCTCAGTTACTACTGTAGTAGATAGATCACCAATTGCTCTTGAAATATAATTTGGGGCAAAAGGGTCTAATGAAATATTATTATATGTTTCTAAGAAAACTTTTTGATTATTATTATCATTACCTCTTCTAATAGCTAATGAAAATACACCTGATCCTGTGTTTACACTAGTAATTTCCCATCTAACATTATCTGCTGAACCTGATACTAAAGCTCCTTTAGTTAACTCAGCATCTCCTGAATTCATAATTTCACCCTCAGAAATTGTTTCTAATACAAAAGGAGATAATCCTGATTGAGGACCTCCAGAACCTGTTGGTATTAAACTACTAGCAGCAGATGTAAAAGATCCTGATGTTACTCTTGTTACTAATAATGATTCACCTCCTTGTTGGAAATAATTATTAGCAGCAATTGAAGTTAAATAAGTATAGTCTGTAGAACCACTTTCTAAAGAACCCCCAAAAATTGCTTGGAATGAGCTAAAAGAACTAATATATGTTGGTCTTTCTACTGGACCCTTAACTGTAGGTCCTATAATAGCCGCACCTGGAGTTAGAGGTGGGGATGTTACAAAAGATTGATCGTTTTCTCTTGCTAATACTCCTGGAGATATTAATGTTTCTGCCATTTTTATTAAATTATTTTAATAATGATTTTATTATAAATATTAGAAGAGAATTCAAAAATTTATTTTACTAAAGTAAATTCACCAGTTTTTAAATCAATATCTCCCTCTCCATATTTTTTTTGTAAAGACTTAGCTGTTTTATTAGATTCTTCCTGTAAATTAGCAAAATTTTCTAAAATAGTACTTCTTTGACCTTCTAAAAAAGCTTTTTGAATATCAACATTACCTAATTCAAAAGTAAATTGGGTTTGTTTTTCTTGATAACTTTTAAGTAAATCTAATTCTTCTTTTGTTAATTTAATTTTTTCACTCATAATTTTAAAATTTAGTTTATATGTTTTACATATAATGTAATAAAATTATTTAAATAATCCACATTAAAATTTATTCTATTTTAGAAGTAGTTTCAAAAGAAACCACAAATTTAGATTTTGAATTATATTTTGAGATAGAATTCATGTCTTTTTGGATTGTATCTGGGATTATGTATCCTCGTAATCTTATATTAAATGTTCCTTTTACTAATCTATCTTTACCTGCTGTTAATTCTGTAGCTGTTGTGAAACTATCAATAAAAGCTCTAAATTTAAACCTTTCAGGATCACCCCAATAAGCATCAGAAGCATATTCACATGATTCAATTATTTTATTTAATTGTTCCATGTAGTAAGTTTGAACTATAACACTATATTCTAAATTAACAAAATCGGGAACAGCAACTGCATAAAATTGTTTAGTAGGGATTTTATTATTAACAGCATCAAAATTACTGTAAAAATTTTTTGGGTTATAGGCTCGTTGAAAAGTACCATATAAATTAGGACTATTAGCATCTAATTTATTATATACTGTTCTATCTTTTGTTATGGTATTTCTTTTAACTACTATAATTGGCATCATTATAGCACCTTTTTTATCTCTATAATATCCATCCCTTTGGAAGGATTTCCATCTTTCTGGAGAACCATATATTATAGGTACTTCTCTTCTTTCTCCATTTTGATATACAAAAGGTTTAATTACATTTTGAAAATAATAAAATACTGCTTCATCTAAATCCTGGATACCTATTGAAAAAGGTTTTGTACTATCATCCGTCCAAGCTAACTTTTCAGACCTATTAAAGGGTACTCCAGTTTGATTTTCATTTATAGGAAATGGAATATTAGGATTACCATAAGTTTCTGAGGTAGGGGTTTGCCTATCAATGCTAATTTCTTTTTGTGTTTTAGGTATTGGTTTTCTTATTGCCATTAGAAACGTTCTTTATAAGGTGAAATTGCAACTTTATCAGCTGGGATGTAATATGTAGAACATAATATGGATAGATTAGTTCCAAATAATTGTAAATTAGGATTTAATGGGTTTGGAGTACCATCCGAGTTATTATTAGGATAATCTGGGTTTTTACCGCTCCAGTATTGATTAGATACAGTACTTTGAACCCCATAATATCCTTCTTGGTATAAAATTATATCTCCAATATCAGGGACAACATTTGCATCTACTAAATCATCTCTTAAAAAATAAAAATCAATTGGTTGTTGGAATTGTATACCTTCTTGATCTTCAGGGTATTCTTGAGCTGATCTATTTATTAAGACATTAAATAAGAAAGGACCGTTATAAAATTTCTCAGCAGCTGCTTCCCCATAAATATTAACTTTAGTTTCTTCAAGTTTATATTGGTATAAGGCACATTGTTGGGTAATAACATTACCCATAACTTCTCTATTTAAGTGTCTTACCAGAGAAACATCTCTCTGTCTTGCAAACATCGCCATATTATCCTATATAAATTACTCTTGGAACTTGATCCAATTCTTTTAATACTGCATCTGCTTCTCTTACTTTTCTTTCTAATAATGAAGCACGTGAATTTTCATCAAAATATGCTCTTAATCTTTCTAGTAAAGATGTTTTTTCTGCTGTTGCCGCCGCTAATAAATCCGCTTGATTTAACGTCATATCAGCATTTGGAATTGGTACTGTGCTATATTTACCACGAACATATCCTAAAATTTCTTTACAAATAGCTAACGTGTACTCAAAGATCCATTGTCTACCAACTGAATTAATTAGTGAATATATTGGGTTTTGGTATGGCATGTTGGATACATTAGTAATTTTATTTTCAGCACATATTAAACTGTTTTCTATTCTTTCATTTGTCTTAATATACTCAAACCATAAATTACCACAATTACCTACATCACCTTGATATGGACCAGGGACAGGAAAAATTCTAATTACATTATTATGTACTTCAAAACTATAATTAGACATTCTAACCATTTCATTCATTTCAATAGCTTGAATCACTTGCATATCATAATTAAGAGGCATCATTAGATAACCATATCCACCACCAAATCCACCTAAATCCATTAAACCCGCAGCTGCTACACCACCAAAACCAAACCCATCATAAGGAGCTAAATATCTTGCTGATGCTGGGATAGGTTCTTGATAAAAAATTCTTTTTATTTCTATACTACCTGTTATACCTTGATCTTTAGCCCAAACTTTCAAATCATAATCTTGAACACTAGATGATAAAGGTATATATCCTTTGTACCAAGGAACATTACCTCCTACTCCTGCTTCTTCACCATATTGTTCAGATAATCTAATTACAGTTTCAAAATTAGGAGTGACTATAACATCATTTAAATTAATATTTTCGTAAGGTAAACCAGTTAAATCTAATACATTTTCTCTAATTAAATAAGCATATAATTCGTTACCATAAGTAGTTATAGCTTCTTCAAAGGCAGTAAAAATAGATCCTGTTTGTAATTCAACATCCATTAAGGGATAACCTAAACGTGTAGTTACAAATCTTGCTACTTTAATACAATCTTCTTGAAATTCAATATCATTATTATAAAATCCAAAAGCTGTTGCATTTGGGTTCCATAATGGATTACCATCATAAATTGGAATATTCATATTGTATTTAGTTTTATTATAAATATGAAAAAAAAGACCTCAAATTGAGGTCTAAATTCTTTTTATACAAATTAATTATTATGGGTTAAATACCATTAAATATTTTGATCCTGAGGCATTGCCTGCTCCACTACCAGATAACCATAATGAACCAGTTACTAAAGGTTCTGAGGTAGGTAAACTTTCGATTAAGACAGGGGTTTGATAAGAATTTGAACTAGTTATGTATAAAGCATAACCTCCTACATTATCATAGTCAATAGTTAAAGTTCCAGTTACTGTGTGGGATCCAGAAAAATGTCTAAAATTATTATCTAATTCTTCAATTGTTAAAGCGGAGCCTTTACCTCCTGAGCCTGTTCTAAATGTTAATGCCATTTTATATTAAATTATTTTATTATAAATATTAAGAGGAACCTACAAGGTACTCTATTCTTATATCTTTGTTATTTGCTTTTGCTTTTATACTATATAATGATGAAAAAGATGAATAATATTGACTATCTACATATCCTTCTACTACATAATCATAATAATTACTACTTTCAAATTGTGCATTTGATAGCATTAATGATTTTCCTGGGTCTATTTTAAATACGCCTTCATCTCCTGATCCTACATTATCTGTATTAGGTGATTGAGCATCTGGGCTATCTTGTATTAAATAAAGGGATAAATAATTATCACAATCTAAATTGGTAAATCTTAAGTATTTAACAGTATCTCTTACGAATGAACCAGCTACCTGAGATGCTTCATCATCTACAAATCTTAAAATTTCAACTCCTGTACCTTCCCAATGTGAAGAAATTGTATCTATTCTTCTAACTAATTGGTTTACACCTGAGATTTTAATACTATTAGTTGCTACCTCTTCATTACCATTTGGTAAAGTAATGCTTTCTTTTATAAATACCTCTAATGATCCAGTAGGAGTACACAATGCCATAATTCTATTTTATTATAAATATGAAATTATTTTTTATTATTATAAATATATGAACCAGAAGTATTAATACTTACTCCCTTATTTACAGCATTATAATAATAATCTAATAAATCTTTAACTATTTCGTTTCTATGATTAGTAGTTAATGTAATAGCTTCTAAATTTTTAATTTTTCTAGCAGCTGAATATAGAAATTTAAATCCAGAATCTGATTTTTTCTTTAAATCTGTTTGGTGTTGATCACCACATATTATCATTTTACTCCTTAAACCTAAACGTGATGTAATCATTTCCATTTGTTCATGTGTTACGTTTTGAGCTTCATCAACAATAATTATTGAGTCTAAAAAAGTTCTACCTCTCATAAATGATACAGGCACAATTTCTATTTTACCATCTTC